ATCGAAACTACTTCTACTACGGTATCATTATCAGTATTCTCGCAATAGGAACACCAACATATGCTGAAGAGGGAGAAACCAACAATACTTCAAACCCTGTGGCAGCGGCTACAGGAAACGTTACAAATCAAGCCGTCCAGTTCCAGAATAATGGAGCCCCAAGTCGTCAAATACTCGGTCCCAATATCTCGTGTAACGGCGCAACGATGACTTTTAGCCCATTCTATATGGGCAATCATACTACTCCTTTTGATGAGGAGATGTCACAACAAAGTTATACTGTAGCTGAAAACTGGGGGTTCCAGATTAATTTCATGGTACCCCTAGATGGATCTATAGTAGAACGCTGTAAAGCTTTAGGCTCACGTCATTTAGAGAAAATGAAGCTTGACTATGAACTAGTTAGAATCAAAGAATGTGCAGCCTTACAACAGAAAGGCTTTATGTTAGTTCCTGGTTCACGTGTTTATAATATTTGTAGTGATGTAATTCCTATAGTTGCGTTTAAAAAAGCGCAGCAAAAGGTTCTTGAATGTAAAGAACCACCTAAGCCTTGGTATAAACCTTGGTATAAACCAAACTCTTGTAAAGAAAAGAAATGAGCACACTATCTCTTGCTAGAGGTGAAAAACCTCAACAAATTGTACTAACTAAAGTTAAAAGTACATTAACTCAAGAAAGAGAAAATACAAATAAAGCAGCAGAAAAAGCTGCAAAAGCCGCAGCAAGTAAAAAAGCTGCAAAGTAAACCACTAACCCACTATTAAATCATGTTATTAATCATCAAACCCATCCTTTTCGCCTTCTTAAAGTCAGAATCAACTAAGAAACTAGTAATAGAATTACTGGAAGCTTATGTAAAGAGAACTGATAATAAGCTAGATGATCAGGCATTAAATATTGTAAAAACAAAACTATTTAGTTAATGGATAACGTCAGAGTACTTCCTAAGAAGGCTACTGAAGATAAATTTAACGAGCTTCACTACTTAGTTACAGAAGATTTTCTAAGGAGAATTAAAGGTGGTGAAGCTACCACTCAGGATTTAAAAGCTGCATGTGATTGGTTAAAGACCAATGATATTACAGGTGTAGCTTATGATGGTAGTCCTCTAGATAAATTGAATAAGATTATTCCAAAAGTAGATCCAACCCTCGTACAACGGAGGCTGTATGGCTCCAAAACGAGCTAAGAACCCAGGTAAGACTTCAAAGTATTACCAGTCTAAGAAAGGGCGTAAGTCCTATGCTAAACAAAAGCGTAAACAAAAGAAAATAAACAGCACTGCTGCTAAACGTAAATACCGTAGGTTATTAGCTAAAAAGAGACGGCAGTTAGGTATTATGGGTAAAGGAGGTAAAGATGTCTCTCATAAGAAGAATAGACTTACACTTGAGATCCCTAAAAAGAACAGAGCTAGAGGAGGTGCAAAAAGAAAATAATGCCAAATCATTATGATGATGGAGAATACAAAGGTAGTGAACATGCTACAGATGTATTTAGAGCTCCTAAACCTGAACCTATCCCTGAAACGGAAGGTGAGAAGTTAAAAAAGAGGCCACAAGATTATATAGATAAAGGTGAACTAGATGAATATGGTAATCCAATATATGAATCTACGCATTGGTCTGGTTGGCCTCTTAGTTTACTTGGTAAAGTAGGAGATGCATTTGAAGCTGTAGATAAAGCTGTCTTAGGAAGAATAGGTACAGAAGATGCTAACTTATATACAGCTAGACGTGGTACTATAGATAAACTATCTGAACAACACTTTGTTCTAGGTCTTTTAGGTGAAATCTTTATACCTGATACTGTAGATATAGCTACTGCTGGACTTGCTTATATACCAAATAGATTCCGTAAATTAGGTAAAGCAGGTGTTAAATTATGGGCTAAGTTAAATAAAGGAGGAATGGCTGCTGATAGTGTTAGGTTATCTAAATTAGAAGCACAAAAACTCTTTGGCTATGAAGTAGATGAATTCGGTAATTTAGGTCAAGCTTTTGCTCATACAGGAGACTTCAGTAAAGGAGATGTTTGGAATTCAGAAGATATGTTTAGAGTAATAAGTAAAGGTGAGGATATAAAAAATACTAACAGAATTGAGGATGCTTTACCAGGAAGAGAAGTAAAATTTGGTAGTAATACTGGAGCTATACAGATACCTGGAGCAGTAGTAGAAGAAGTAGTAAGAAAAGCAAGTTATGGAAAGCGAGTTAAAGTTCCTGTTTTAGATGGTGTTAATATTACATTAACTAGAAGATATCTAAGAAATTTTGCTAAACAAAAGGGTTATGCAAAAGATGTTGTAGATGTTACTGCTAGAAGAACACTTAAAGCTCCTGCAGAGTTAGGAGGTTTATATTTACCTCATGCTGAAGCTTATTTTAAAAAAGTTGGTAATTTTGACGAATTTCCTTTAGTTAGATTAGAAGATGGCACTATATTAAAACCTAAAATAAAAGATTCTAAAACTGGTAGAGCCGCTTTTGTAGATCCTTTTGATACTCATAAAGATAACATAAAAAATCAGATAGACAGACTTGTAAAAAGTGAGAGACTAGATGAAACTATGTCTCCTGCTGACTTTATAAAAAATAAAAATAGAGATATTAAAAGACTTCAAAAATCTTTAGATAAGTTAGAAAGATTTGGAGGTACAAAAACAAGAACTGGAGATATTGTAATCGAAGGGCATCATATAGTTCCATTAGATTTAGCTCATAGGTTCTATGAGAATCTTACTAAGAGTGAAAGGTCTTATTTAACAGGACATTTAGCTGGTAAGAAAGTATTTGTAGGAAATAACCCATTAAATGCTGCTTATTTACCTAAAGAAGTACATACATTAGTTCATAAAGTATTAAGTGATAAACTGAAAACTAAGAATTTTGATTTTAATGCTATATCGAACCTAAAAGTAGAAGATAGAATACAGCACTTAGATGAATTCGCCGAACTAATGTTAGAATCACAAGAAGATGCTTGGAAATTATTAGATGATTTTATATTTGAAAGAGGCGGTAATGTTTCAACTCCCCAATTAGCAGAAAGAATTGAAAAATTATTAGGAACTGATCTAACAACTAAAATGGTAGATGATTTAAAAAAAGCACCAGACGATATTAAAAGGCAGATTCTCAGAGATGCCAATCGCTGGAATGCAGAAGATAAAAAGCGATGGGGTGATCCTACACGTTAAACTAACTATGGCAAATTCAACAACTTTACTTATTAATAATGTACCTGATTCTACTAATAGATCCCGTTTATTAGCTCAACTAACAAGAAGAGAAGACTTAACGGGTCTTAAAGGATCAAGAATAAGAAATGCTGCTCAAATAGATTACAGTACTTTAGGAAAAGATAAATGGATAGATAAATATCCTGATTTAGATCATAGTTCTTTTGGAGAATACTAATGGCTACATTATCAAAAAAAGAAACTAACAGAGAAAAACTATTGGCACAAAGCAGCTCAGGAGTACAAAATCAAATATACGGAGGTGAGAGGATAGGTCACGTCAGTGCATCTCAAGCAAAAAAGATGTTAGCCAATCCAAAAGCATTTGGGCTCAATGATAAATTGCTAAATACCCTTAGGGCTAATATGGCTCCCCTAATTTAAATGGATACTCTAACCGCCTTAAAACAAGACTTCAAGCTGTTCCTACAAGCACTGTGGGATCAGCTTAATCTACCTTCACCAACAAGAGCACAATATGCAATTGCAGATTATATCCAACATGGTCCCAAACGACTACAGATCCAGGCGTTTAGGGGAGTTGGTAAGAGCTGGATTACTGGTGCTTTTGTTCTTTGGACTTTATTTAATGACAGTGAAAGAAAAATAATGATTATATCTGCTTCTAAAGAAAGAGCAGATAACATGTCAATCTTCTTACAAAAACTTATTATTGAAACACCATGGCTATCTCATCTACAACCGAAATCAGACGATTCACGCTGGAGTCGCATCAGCTTCGACGTCGCTTGTTCACCACACCAAGCACCAAGCGTAAAGTCGGTGGGAATAACTGGA